AATTGCCATATCGTTACCATATAATTATATATATTTTTGTTGCTAATTTGTTGCGATGGATTATCTTTGCAGCCACAAATCAATTTTATCGGTCAAAAGGTCAAAATGAAACAATCAGTAAAACTCCGGCAGAGGAAAATGCCGTCGGGCAACATATCCCTTTATCTCGACATCTACCATAAAGGTGTCCGCAGTTATGAATACCTGCACCTGTACCTATCGCCCGACAAGAAGGACAAGGAGAAGAACCGCGAGACGATGATGCTGGCCGAGGCGATCTGCGCCAAGCGGCTTGTCGAGGTGCGCAACGGACAATATGGGTTTAAATCGCCTGTGAGCGTTTCGCTGCGTGACTATGTGCAGCGCATCATCGACACGAAGAAAGGCAGCACAAAGCGCAGGTATGACGCTTTGAACAACATCCTGCAAGGCTATTGCCGACCCAGCATGATGCTCACCGACATCACCCCGGCATGGTTCACGGGGTTCTTGACCCACCTCGGCAAGCAGGGGTTTGCCCCGAACACGCTGGCGGTGTATGTGGCGACCATGCGCTACATCATCAACCAGGCGTATCGCGAAGGTCTGCTGCCGACCAACCCCATCGCCAACATCAAGGGCGTGGGCTATGAGGATACCAACCGAACATATCTCACTATCGATGAGGTGAGGAAGCTGGCAGACACACCATGCACCAACGAGGTAACCAAGCGGGCATTCCTGTTCGGGTGCCTGACTGGTTTAAGGAACTGCGACATCCGTGTGCTGACATGGGGCGATGTGCATGAGCAAGACGGCTACACCCGCATCATCTTCAGGCAAGCCAAGACCCACGGACAGGAATACCTCGACATATCTGCACAGGCATCGTCATTGATGGGTGAACGAGGCAAGGATACTGATGCGGTGTTCCCGCTGATGTCGTGGCACGCTGTACGTCTGCACCTGAAGGCTTGGGCCAAGAGAGCCAAAATCGCCAAGCACGTCACCTTTCACGCATCACGACACACATTCGCTGTGATGATGCTGGGCGTGACCGACATCTACACCGTAAGCAAACTGCTCGGCCACCGTGAACTCTCCACGACCCAGGTCTATGCCAAGGTGCTAGACAAGGCCAAGCGCGAGGCGGTTGACAATATACCCAACTTGCTCAATACCGAAAAAACGCCATAGACGCGTTCTAAGCGCATCAAATTGTCTGGTGGTATAGTTTATCAATTTCGCGGAAAAAGTTCGTTAGGGGCGAAATTCGGCAAAAATAAGCCGAGTTTTGCTCTTTCTATGTATTATGTTCGCGTGCGAGGGTTTCTATGACCCGCTGCTGGCTCTCGATGATGCTGATGAGCCGTGAAACGGTGTCGGGCTCTTTAACTTCGACAGGTGGCGGCAGGATGCGCAGCAGCCGTTCAATGGCCTTGACCTGTGGCGGCTTGGGTGCCGATACGCCAGCCTCCCAGTTTTGGATCGTGCGGCCAGTCACGCCGATCACCTGTGCGAGTTCTGCCTGCGAAAAGCCGAGTTTTTCTCTTGATTGTTTAACGTCCATGACTAAAATTTGATTTTAAGCGATAACACATTCTCCACGATGAACAACGACCTGATGCTGCTTTTGGCGAGACGGATGTCATCGTACCTGTCATTCTCGCTGCGCAGGATGACGTAGTTCTGCTCGTCCTCATCTTTGCGCATGTACTTGAGCAGGCGCAGTTCCTCGGTGATGACGAGGTACACCTGCCCGTAGTAGAGTTCGTTGAAGTTGAACACTTCCCGCACGGCTATCCAGTCCCCGTCATTGATGTGCGGCGTCATGCTGTCCCCGTTTGCCCGGATGATGACGGCATTGGACGATACATTCGGCAGATTGACGTGGCCGATGATATGTTCATCGGTGAACAAGATAGGCCGTGAGAGGTTACCGCAAGTCGCATCGATGTCGTACACGGGTGTGCCCTGCTCGGAGACTTCGACAACCGTTTCGGTTGATTGCTTTACCATCTCCCCTTCACCAGTCAAAAGCCAACCAGCATTTAATCCAAATTCATTTGCCCACTTAATAGCATTCTGCTTGCCGAAAGGTTTACGACCTGTTAAGAGGCTGTTGATGGCCTGTTTGGTCACTCCGAATCGCTTTGCAATAATGTCTTGCGTCAAGCCCAAATTTGTTAGATACCTGCGCAATTCGTTTAATCTTTCGTTTGCTTCCATTTCTTAAAAAATATTAAAAGTAAAACAAAAATTTGCGTAGTAAACAAAAAGGGTTTACTTTTGCGTCTGAATTAAAATCTTTGTTTTCGCAAAGATACGAAATAAAACGAAAATTCAAACAAAAACGAAAAAAATAAATGACTATGACATTACAGACACAATTCCAGATCCGCCGCCAAAAGAAGCGTGACGAGATTTATGCCGAGTACAAGCGACTGGCAGCAAACCCAGACAACAGCCGCTCGGCCATCATTGAGTTTTTAAAAAACAAGTACAACATCGGTGCCGCCAGTACCATCTACGGCATCATCAAAGAAAGGGAGGTACAGGCATGAAATGGATTTTACTCATCTGCATTTTCATCATCATTGGGGCAGGCTGCATCCTGCTCGGGATTGATTACGACAACCTTAGTGATGCTTTGCAGGGCCTTGCTGGTTCAGTCACCTGCTTCGGCGCGGCTGGCTGGATGACCTGGTACTGCGGAAAGAAAAACATGCTGCCCGAATGATGACACTGGAAGACATAGCGCAGCGGCTTGATAGGCTGGAGACCTTGACGGCATTGTCGGCAAAGACCGTGCTTGACATCAACGACACGGCAGAACTGACCGGCTACTCGGTCAAGTACCTGCGGTTATTGATCGCAAAGCGGGAGATTCCGCATTACCGCCGAGGCAACCGCCTGTACTTCTCGCGTGACGAGATTGAGGACTGGATGATGGGTGAGCGCATCCCCACCAAAGAGGAAATGAACATCAAAGCAATGGGTTATCGCATCAAGTAAAACAAACCAAGCAGCCGTGAAAGAGTGGCACTACGGGCAAGGCCACATCGAATTAAAAGTCTCGCTGAGCAGCCGTTCGACTCGGCACACGGTAACAAAACGGATAGGAAAGACCTGCACAACGGGCAAGGCAGGGATAATCCGCAAATGAGCAGCGGTTCAACTCCGCACCTATCCACAAAAGGCTAAGACCGAGCCAAGAGGTCAAAATAAAGAATATGTGTAACTTTTAAAATTTGTGTAACATGAGTTTATTTAAGAATCCTAACGAGTTGGAAATCAACTCAACAATCAAGATGCTGGTGTACGGAGAACCCGGTATCGGGAAGTCAACACTGGCATTGTCTGCACCGCAACCCGTCCTGTTTGACTTCGACGGTGGTATCAGCAGAGTGAACAAGGCGCACCAGTGCCCTACCCTGCAAGTCAAGTCATGGGACGAGGTATTGGCGGCACTCGATGAACTGGAGAAGGGCGAAACACCCTGCAAGACCATCGTCATCGACACGGCTGGCAAGATGCTCGACTACATGAGTGACTACATCATGCGCAACGATCCCAAGATGAAGATGCGTGACGGGTCGTTGGCCCTGAAAGGCTACGGTCAGCGCAAGGTGATGTTTACCAACCTCATCAAGCGCATTAGCCTCATGGGTAAGAACGTGGTCTTTGTCGCCCACGAAAAGGAGGACAAGGACGGTGACGTGCGCCGTGTGCGTCCCGACATGAGCGGAAGCAGCCTCGGTGACCTCATCAAAGAACTTGACCTCGTGGGTTATATGAGAGCCTACGGCAAGGAGCGCACCATCTGCTGGACACCCAATGAGAGTTACTACGCCAAGAACACCTGCAACCTGCCCGAATTTGAGAAGGTGCCAGTAATCATCGACCCGAATGGCGGCATCGCTGGCGAGAACGACTACCTTACCAAGACCTTTGCAGGGTATGGCGAATACCTCAAGAAACAGGCCAAGATTGGCGAGGACTACAACACCCTCGTTGACCAGATCGCAGCCGACATCGCAGCCATCACGGATGCTGACGGTGCCAACGCTTTCATCGCCAAGATTGACGATTACGGCCACATTTGGGACAGCAAGGCCAAGGCCCGCCGCCTGTTCGCTGAACACATGGCCAAGGTGGAGAATGTTACCTACGACAAAAAGACCAAACGCTATGCAGCCAAGAATTGATTACGCGATTTATCCAACCCTTTTGGATGCCTGGTGGAAGTTCCAGAACACCAAACTGGAGGATTTCTTCTACCAGGACGAGCAGGGGTGGCACCTCAACTACAACGAGGCAGATGGCACATACCACTACTCGCAGGAGGAGATGGATGCCCTGCTGGAGCAGGAGTTAATCGACAAGATTAACCGTGTACCACAGGAACCCAGCGAGGCCGCAAGCAAGGGCACCATCTTCAACGAGATCGTGGACTGCATCATCGAGCGCAGAGGATGCCACCGGGACGGCTGGACGGTGGAGAGCATTGCCGACGAACAAGGCAACAAGACCACCATCCACGGCGCACTTGACGGCTTCGACTTCTACTTTGATGCCAATTTCTGCAAGCAGATAGCGGGCTACTTCAAGGGGGCATTACCCCAATACTACACCGAAGCGCTGCTGCCATGCAGATACGGTACGGTGAGGCTCTACGGCTGGATCGATGAATTGTGCAAGGATGTGGTCAAGGACATCAAGACCACCAAGCGGTATGAGTTCGGCAACTATGCCCACTACTGGCAGCGCCACGTCTATCCCTACTGCCTCATCGAGAGCGGCGACAGCAAGACCATCAAGGGCTTTGAGTTCACCGTCATCAAGTGGACTGGAGGCACCAAGTACAACCCCCTGCTTACAGGTGAGATGTACAAGGAATATTACACCTACGACCACTGCGAATCGTCTGCCCTGATACGCCAGGAATGTGAGCGGTTTATCGAGTGGCTGGAGGCCAACAAGGACAAGATTACAGACAAGAAAATCTTCAACGAGCAATGAGCGTAAACAAAGCATTCATATTGGGACGTGTCGGCAAAGACCCGCAAGTGTCCCACATCAACGACACCAAGAAGGTATCGTTCAGCATGGCAACGACTGACCGAGGCTACACCAAACAGGACGGCACACAAGTGCCTGACCGCACCGAGTGGCACAATATCGTGGCATGGCGAGGACTTGCCGAGGTGTGCGAGAAGTACGTCCACAAGGGCGACCTGCTCTACATCGAGGGCAAGATTACCAACCGCTCCTGGGAGAAAGACGGCCAGACCCACTATATCACGGAGATCGTAGCCGAGGTGGTGGAGTTGTTCCCGAAGAACCAGCAGGGACAACAGGCACCCGCCCCCGGTAACGAGACCCCGCTGTGGGAAGACCCTGCACCTAAGAAAGATGATAATCTACCTTTCTAAACGATGGTAACGATTAGCAATAGCCAACGGGATCAGGCGGTGAGGTACTTGCAGGCATTCACCGAACTGGAGAATGACAACCGAGACATCAAGGTTGTGAACCTCTGCCGCCTCGCCCGGAGGCTTGCTAAACAACTGGAGAAACGAGATAAGAAATGAACGGCTGGATTAAGATACACCGAACAATGTTGCAGTGGGAACACTTCAACGAGCCAAGCGTGGTGACCGTATATCTCACCTTACTGCTTACTGCAGACCTAGAGGGTAAGACGGTAATCACTAAAGGTGACATCGCCAGCATTACAGGGTTAAGCCACAACACCGTAAGCAATGCAATATCCAAACTGGTTAGAAGCGGTGAGATTTCAAGACTGAAATATGGTTCAAAAATTACCACCACAATCACCAACTGGAGCGAATATCAATCATCCCAAAAA